GTGTTTCTCTCCCCCCGAACGGACACGGCCAATGACCAGCGATAACGCGCAGTCACCACCGGAGCTGGCCGATCCGGACGAGATCACGGCGAACGCGCTCGAACGCGCACCGGAGGGACAGCCGATCGGAGGCAGAGGAGAGGTCGACTGGGACAGGATCCGTGGAAGGGCGGCGCCCCGACTCTGGACGCGCCCTCTCCGCCCGCTGACGCGCGAGACGTCGTACGGCTACCGGTTCATGGACTGGTGCTCGGAGCGCAGCTACCCCCTGGACCCGTGGGAGCGGTGGGTCGCGATCCACGTGGGCGAGCTACTGCCGGACGGGCGACCGCGCTTCCGGCGCGTCGTGATCATCGTCGCTCGGCAGAACGGCAAGACCCTGCTGCTCAAGCTCTTGATCTTGTGGTGGGCATACGAGGATGCGCAGTTGACCATCCTCATGACCAGCACAAACCTGGACTACGCACGTGCGGCGCTGTTCGAGGCTGCCGAGATGGCCGGCGCGGAGGTCAACATGCCGCGGGGCTTCCGACGGATGCCGGGCCTCCAGCCGCCTGCGATCCGGCAGGCGAACGGGCAGGAGCGACTCACGGCGCCGTCGAGGCAGGACGACGACGGATTCCACCAGGGCGGTACCTTCATGATCGCTGCTGCGAAGGGTGACTCGGCGGGGCGCTCGCTCACGATCAATCGCCTGGTCATGGACGAGATCCGCGAGCACAAGTCGTGGTCGCCGTACAACGCAGCCATGCACACTCTGAACGCGGTGCGTGACGCACAGGCATTTTTCGTGTCGAACCAGGGTGACGCAACGTCGGTGGTGCTCCGCGGCCTGCGCGCGTCCGCGATGACCGGCCAGGACCGGCGACTGGGCCTGTTCGAGTACTCGTGCCCGGAGGGTTCGCGCCCCGACGATCTCGCGGCGCTCGCGTACGCGAACCCGAACCTGGGGTACCGGATCGACCCGGAGACGCTGCTGGGTGAGGCTGTGACCGCCATGCAGCAGGGAGGCGAGGCGCTGACCAAGTTCAAGACGGAGATCATGTGCCTGGACGTGCCTGTGCTGGACCCTGCGATCGACATGGACGCCTGGCGTGACTGCGCTGAGGTCGTCGAGCTGTCGGGCCTGCGCCGTCGACTGGCCGCCTGCCTGGATGTCTCTCCGGACGGCGAACACGCCACGCTGGTGGTCGCCGCCGTCGATCGGGAGGGCATCGTCCGGGTGGAGGTCGTGCGCGAGTGGACCAGCGCTCACCTGCTGCGCCGCAGCCTCGCGCTCACGGTGAAGCGCGTCCAGCCGAAGGTGTTCGGGTGGTTCCCGAACGGCCCCGCTGCTGCAGTGGCCGCAGACCTGGCGGCGCCGAAGCAACGCCGCTCCGCAGCGTGGCCGCCACCTGGCGTCGAGGTCCGGGAGATCCGCGCGGAGGTGCCGGCCGTGTGCATGGGCTTCGAGGAGCTCGTCCGCGCTCGCGGGTTGCGACACCCGAACGATGAGCTACTCACCGCACAGGTAGGCGACACGCAGCGTCAACAGGTGGGCGACGTGTGGGTGTTCGGCCGGCGCGACGCTGCCGGCCCTATCGACGCCGCGTACGCCGCAGCGGGCGCCGCGCACCTCGCGCGCCTACTGCCGGAGCCGCCCCGAGTGCGCACGCTGCGCACGCCGAGTTAGGAAACCGATCGGTTACAGTTCGTCCATGGGACTGCGGACATGGATGGACCGATGGCTAGTGGCGGCGCCAGTCGCGCACCCGCGCGCCTTCATGGCAGACCCGGCGCCACCGACGCCGCTCGCGACGCACATCATCAACCTGTCCAGCGGACTACGGGTCGGCCGCGCAGAGGCGCTCTCCGTGGCCGCCATGCAGCGCGGGCGGAACATGCTGTGCTCGATCGCAACCCTGCCCATCCAGCAGGTAGACGCGAACAACGTCCCGATCCGCAACCCGCTGCTCGAACAGATCGACCCGAACGTGCCCAATGTGGTCGTCATGGCAGCCACCATTGAAGACTTGATCTTTGAGGGGAAGGCTTGGTGGCTGGTCACCGCGCGGGACTTCTACGGCTACCCCACGTCCGCGCGCCGGCTCGATCCCGCCGTCGTGACCATCGATCCCGCACCGGCTCGAACTCCGTCCGGCACGCTGCCCGCGGGCACCGACCCGGAGGGCCGACAGGTCCGCGTGAACGGACGTGTCGTGTCATGGCAGGACCTGATTAGGTTCGACTCGCCGAACCCTGCCGTGCTGACGGTCGGCCTGCGCGCGCTCCAGCGCGCCATCCTCCTGGACGCCGCAGCGCGCATGTACGCCGAAGACCCGCAGGCCCGCGAGTTCTTCACAGCCCGCGACGGTCTCGATCCCGAAGACGACGAAGAGATCGACAAGTTTCTCGACGACTGGCGCCAGGCCAGGAAGCGGCGCTCCGCCGCGTACGTGCCCTACCAGTTCGAGCACAACACGGTGAGCGCTACCAGCCCCGCAGAGCTGCAGCTAGCGGAGCTGCAGAAGACGGCGACCCTGGACATCGCAAACGCTCTCGGGGTGGACCCGGAAGACCTTGGGGTGAGCACCACATCGCGTACCTACGCGAACGACGTTGACCGGCGCCGCAACCGCGTCAACGACGTGTACGCGCCCTATATGCGTGCGATCACCGATCGACTGTCCATGGGGGACGTCACGGTTCGCGGACGGCGCGTCGTGTTCAATCTGGACGACTTCATGAAGTCCAACCCGACCGAGCGCGTCGCCTACTACCGGGAGATGAAGAACATGGGTGCCATGACCGTGGACGAGATCCGCGAGCGCGAGAAGCTGCCACCCGCTGTCGGTATGCCCCCCGCTGACAGCGAGGATGGCGGGACGGTCACCCCCCTCGAACCCCGGGGGGTGGCCGCCTCCCGCCGCGCGGCCGGCTACCGGTTCGCCACCGACGACGGACCACTGCGCTTCTCCTTCCAGTCGGCCGCAGGACACACGTTCTCCGTCGACACGGAGCGCCGGACCATCAGCGGACTCGCTCTCCCGTACGGCGCCGTGGCGTCCAACTACGGCACCAAGTTCAGGTTCCGCAAGGGTTCGCTTGAGTGGTCCAGCACCGAGCGGGTGAAGCACTTCCAGGACCACTACACGCCGATCGGCAGAGCACTCGAACTGTCCAGCACGGACGCCGGTCTGACCACAAAGCTGTCCGTGGCGCCCGGTCCGCGCGGTGACGAACTCCTCGCGCTCGCGGAAGCCGGAGTCTACGACGGACTCTCGGTCGGCGTCGACTTCTCCATGTACCCAGAAGACGGAGACGTCGAGCTGGGTGACGACGGCGTCTACGAAGTCGTTCGCGCTACCCTGCGCGAGATCAGCACCACGGCAATGCCCGCATTCGACGACGCTCGCGTGACCAAGGTGGCCGCGAGTCGAACCAGTGGAGGAACCATGAAGTGCGCCATGTGTGGCAACGAGCACGCGCCGAACGTGGCGTGCCAGTCGAACCCCGCGCCCGCGGCCCCGCCCGCGGCCCCGCCCGCGGCCACGCCGCCCGCGACAGACGGCGCGTTCACCGCGGAGGAGATGCAGCGCTTCCACGCGCTCGCGCAGCAGATGGGGCTGAACGCTCAGCTCCCCGCGGCGCCCGCTCCGGGGCCGGCGCTGGTCAACCCGACCACGTTCGACAGTCCGCCCGCTCACGTCAACGAGGCGACCCCGTACCGGTTCGACGCACGCGGCAACCTACTCCGCGGCACGCACGAGTTCTCCAGCGACCTGATGGCCGCCGCGAGTGGTGACAAGGCCGCGAGCGACCGCGTCACCGAGTTCGTGCAGCGCAGGTTTGCCGTCGCGACCGGCGACGTCAACGAACTCAACCCCGCGCAGAACCGGCCGGACATGTGGGTCGACCAGCGCCAGTACCGGTACCCGCTCTGGAACGCGATCAACAAGGGCACCCTGGCGAACATCACCCCGTTCTACTTCCCCAAGTTCAACAGCGCCAGCGGCCTGGTCGGCAACCACACGGAAGGCGTCGAGCCGACGCCCGGCACCTACACCACGACCAGCCAGACCGTGACGCCGACCGCCATCAGCGGCAAGGCGGAGATCAACCGCGAGGTGTGGGACCAGGGCGGCAACCCGCAGGTCTCCAACCTGATCTGGCGGAAGATGGAGCAGGGCTGGTACGAGGCGTTGGAGTCGTACGCCGTCGCCATCCTGGACGCGGTGACTCCGGTGCAGATCACCCTCACGGCCGGCGCGACGAACGCGACGCTGGTGGACGAGTTGACCCTGCAGCTCGCGCTGCTGCAGTTCGTCCGCGGCGGCTTCACGATGGACAACGCATTCACGCAGGTGGACCTCTACAAGGCTCTCGTGTCCGCAAAGGACAGTGCGGGGCGGAAGCTTCTCGCCCCGCTCAACCCTGCGAACGCGGACGGTACGGCGCGCACGAGCTGGACCGCGCTCGACGTGAACGGGACCGCGTTCCTGCCCGCCTGGGCACTGGCCGCCACAGGCACCGTGGCCGCCTCCTCCTACCTGTTCGACAGCGAGTCCGTCTGGGGCTGGGCGTCCACCCCGCAGCGGCTCGACTTCCAGTACCAGGTGAAGTCCGTGGACATCGCGATCTGGGGCTACAAGGCGGGCGCCATCACCGACCTGGCCGGCGTCCGTGAGATCGTCTACGACCCGACCGCGTGATGCTGTGGCTCGACGACAGCGTCTCGCCCATCGTTCCGGCGCCGTCACCCCCGACCGCGCCGGCAGGCCAACCAGGAGGAGATATGCCCACCAACGCACAGCTCACCGAAGAGAACGCCGCACTCCGCGCGCGGATCGCGGAGCTGGAGGCCGGCAACGGCGGCGCGACCGCGCGTCCGCCCGTCCCGCAGGCGCCGTCGTTCGGGATGTCCGAGGGCACCCGGATGGACATCGAACTCGCGAAGGCGACGATCAACGCCGACCCGGCAGTGAACCAGGTGACGATCACGGAGCCTGGCACTGGCAAGGCCATCGTTGTCACGGCGGAGAACGTCGACACGAGCGCGCTCGACGACCGCGAGTTCGCCGCAGCGCCGGCCGACGACGACACTGACACGCGCGACCTCAGCGCGCGGCGGAACGACTGAGCGCGGGAGAGCGGCCATGGCTTGGGAACCTCCCTACGTCAGCGAGACGGACCTGGCGGAGTACCTCCGTGTCGACGACGACGTTGACGCACCGGAGATGTCCCTCGCCGTGGTCGCTGCCTCCCGCGCGGTCGACGCGCACTGCCGGCGCCAGTTCGGCCAGCACGAGGCGCCGGAGCCTGTGCAGCTCATCCCCCGCCACATCGGGGGTACTGCCTACGTGCTCGACATTCCGGACCTGATGAACACGGTGGGCCTCCTGATCGACGGCGTAGCGCCGGACCCGACGCCGCTGCTGTACCCGCTCAGCGCCGCGCACCGCGGCCATCCCTGGACGCGGATGGCCTACCCGGGGTGGCGCCCCGAGGTTGTGACCGTGACGGCGCAATGGGGTTGGTCCAGCGTGCCGGAGACGGTGGAGCAGGCCACCCTCCTGCAGGCCGCCCGGTTCTTCAAGCGGCGCGACGCGCCGTTTGGCGTGGCCGGCAGTCCGGAATCCGGAACGGAAATGCGCTTACTGTCCAAAGTGGACCCGGATGTGGCGTTGCTGCTCCGCCCGCTCCAGCGACGGGCGATCCCGCGATGAACATCGAAGCAGTGCAGGCGGAGATCGCGACGAAGCTCGACGCCGTACCGGGGCTGAACGTGGTCGCCTACGACGCCGAATCGGTGACGCCGCCCGCCGTGCTGTTCGCCGTACCGGAGAACTACCAGTACGACAACACCTACGGACGCGGGTCGGACAGCTTCGTGCTCCCCATCACCGTCCTGGTAGGACGTGCGTCTGCTCGCGCGGCGCGTCGCAAGATCAACGAGTTCATCTCCGGGTCCGGCGACCTCAGCATCAAACGGGTGGTCGACGACAGCGCGTCGAACACGTACACGGCCTGCCACTCCGTGACCATCCGAGACGTCGAGCTGGGCACCATCCGCGTGGCCGCAGTGGACTACCTCGGCGCCACCTTCAACGCTCACATCGTCGGACCAGGAGACTGATCATGTTCGTACACTCGAAGCACACCGTCGTCACGCTCGACGGCGTCAACCTCTCCGCCTTCACCAAGACGACGTCCTTCGAGGACTCGACGTCGGTGCACGACACCACGACGTACGGCAAGGACCGGAAGACCTACGCCGCGGGACTGGGCGACGGCAAGATCACCATTTCCGGCACGGCGGACGACACGGTCACCGGGCCGCGTGCGGTTATCAAGCCGATCAAGGCCGCGGGCACGGCAGTACCGTTCGTATTCCAGCCCTTCGGGGTCGGCAACGGGAAGGCACAGAGCACGGTGGACGTCATCGTGACGTCCTTCAACGAGTCCAGCCCGGTCGACGACATGGTGCAGTGGACGGCGGAGCTGCAGATGTCCGGCGACCTGGACGAGACGGCACAAGCGTAAGGGGTTCAGTCATGGACAAGGAGAAGCTCTACAAGCGCAAGGCCACCCTGTGCACGAGACTCGTTGAGCTGGACGACGATGTCACGGTGGAGGTTCGCGCGCTGAGCCGCGGTGAGGTGGCTGCGATCAAGGAACAGGATCTCGAACCGGATGAGGTGGAGCGCCACTTCATCGCGCACGCCCTGACCGATCCTGTCATGTCCTATGAGGAGGTCACCCGCTGGCTGTGCGGGGAGGATGATGACCTCGGCGCACCAGCCGGCGACAGCGTGGCGCTCATGGAAGCCATCGCGGAGCTGTCCGGTTTCCGTGAGGGGGCGCGAAAAAGCGGAGTACCTCCGGTTCGACGACGACGCCGACGCTGAGTTTGAGTTCAGCCTTGCGGATCGACTCCATATGACGGTTGCGCAGCTCCGCGAGCAGATGCCGAACCGTGAGTACGTGCAGTGGCAGGCATACCTAGCGCGGAAGCACCAGCGCGAGGAGCTGGCCAGACAGATGATGCGGAGGTGACCACGTGGCGCGCTCGGAGCTGATGAAGCCTATTGCCATCGAAGGATTGGCGGAGGCCGCGCGGTCGCTGCGCAAGCTGGACAGCGACCTGCCGAAGGGACTCCGCCTCGCGCAGAACGAAGCGGGACAGCTCATTGTGGACCATGCGAAGCCGCAGGTCCCGAAGGACAGTGGTCGCGCAGCGAGCACGATTAAGGCGAAGTCCACTCGCACCGAAGGCCGCGTGGTCGGTGGATCGGCGCGCTACCCCTACTATCCGTGGCTCGACTTCGGGGGCGCGGTCGGCAAGGGCGACACGGTGCGCCGGCCGTACTACTCCGAAGGCCGCTACCTCTACCCCGCACTCGCGGCGAAGCGCGAAGACGTGCAGGACGCTCTCCTGCGCGCGCTGCTGCAAGTGTGCCGAGACGCAGGAGTCGACGTCGAATGAGCATCCTCATGGCCGCGGAGCCGGTCCTCACACCCGGACAGGGAATCATCCTGACCGCGGTGCTGGGCGTGTTCGGCACGCTCGTGGCTGCCATCGTCGAACTGCGGAAGGCGCGCGTGACCGCGCAACTCGCGCGGGACAACGCCGCGGTGAGCGCGGAGAAGATCAGCGCGGTTGAGCACGAGATGCGGCCGAACAGCGGCGGCTCGCTCCGCGACGCCGTCAACCGTCTGGGCGGCGATGTTCGCAAGGTGGACGACAAGCTGGACGGCTTGGTGGAACGCCTGGTGCGACTGGAGACGCGCACGGAGTACTTCATGCCACCTCGCCGTAGGGAGAGCGATCATGGCCAGTAAGCCCACCGTCACACTGACGTTCGACGGTGACGAGACCAAGCTGACCGATGCATTCGAGCGCGTCGGCGCGGCCAGCAAGCAGATGAGCAGCGAGGTAGGCGCCGCGTCTAAGTCCGGAGTGGACAGCGTCGGCGCCTCCACGGACGTCATGGTGGAGAAGGCGGACGGCGCGGAATCCAAGTTCATCGGATTCACCGACACGATCTCCGGCGTACAGGGCGCACTCGAAGGGCTGAGCGACCCGACGCTCACGGCGGGCGAGCGCATGGCCATCCTCGGCCAGGCGGGCGCCGACATGGCGGGCGGCTTCGCGAACCTGGTCATTCCCGCGCTCGGACGCTTCGGCTCCGCCATCGCAGCGACGACCGCGGGCACTTGGGCCATGACCACAGCGAAGGCCGCATGGGGATCTGTCACGAGCGGCGTGACTGTCGCAATGGGAGCGTTGAACGCAGTCATGCGAGCCAACCCGATCATGACCGTGATCACCATCGTGGGCCTCCTGGTCGCAGGCTTCCTGTTGCTGTGGAACAAGTCGGAGGGTTTCCGGAACTTCTTTATCGGCATGTGGAACGCGATCAAGGACGTGGTTGGAAGCGTCGTCACGTGGATCAAGAACGTCTGGAACGGCATTCCCGCCTTCTTCACTGGCATTGCTACGACCATCTCGAATGTGTTCTCCGGCATCGGGAACGCGATCAAGAACGCATTCCGGAGCGCACTGAACTTCGTGATCGACTTGCTGAACGGCGCAATCTGGGCCATCAACAAGCTCATCAGCGGCATCAACGCCGTGCCCGGAGTGGACATCCCGCATATCCCCAAGATCCCGAAGTTGCACACGGGTGGACGTGTGCCCGGCCTGCCGGGCCAGGAAGTGCTAGCCGTGCTGCAGGGCGGAGAGCACGTGTCCACCAGCTCGCAGGGCGGTGGCGGCGGAGCGACCATCACGTTCGCGGGTGACGTCGACAGCGCGTTCGCGTCCGCCTTCATGATGCTGCAGCAGCGCGGCGACATCATCATCACAGCCTGAGCGGAGACACGATGCTGAACTTCCCGCGCGACCTCTACGCCGAGTGGTACATAGGCGGCGAATGGCACAGCATCGCAGCAGACATCCGGCAGACCGCGCCCGTGCTCCTCAACCACGGCACCAAGGACGCCGCGCCGGCCGTGTCTCCCTGCCGTGCCACCTTCACACTCGACGATGGCCCCGAAGGCGGCAACGGCGACTACAACCCCCAGAACCCTCTCGGTCGCTGGCATGGACAGCTAGGGCGCAACACCCGGCTCCGCATGGGGTACAACGTCGGCGCCGACTCGTTCGACCGCACCGTCGCCGTGGGATGGGGCGCCGGCCCACTCGGCACGTGGACGAGCTACAACGGCGATGCGTCCGTGGTCGCGACTGGCGCCCGCCACTCCGTCCCGCTCGCAGTGGCCTACCGCTTCAACTACCTGACCGACGTCGTAGGGTCCAATGTGGATCTCCGAGTCGACGTGCAGCCCGGAGTGGTCGACGTGCAGGGCGGTCCTATCGAGCCGGCCAACCTGGTGCTCCGCGGGCTGAACAGCACGCAGTACTACGCACTGCGGGTCTCGATCAGCGCGGCCGAAGTGATCACCGTCGCGATCTACACGCAGAACTCGCCACTGTCCTCCGTCGCCACCGTGCCCCTGAGCTACACCGGCCAGAAGCTTCGGGTTCGATTCCAGTCCGACCAGAACACGTTCCGCGGGAAGGTGTGGAGCGCCGCGAGTTCAGAGCCGCTGAACTGGCACATCGAATACAGCCACGGCGCTGTATGGAGCGGCGGGTGGGTCGGCATCCGGTCCGGCGTCGGACCCGGGAACACCAACGCGAAGCCGGTCACATTCGACTACACGGACTTTCGGGTGCGACTCCCCCGGTTCGCTGGAGAGGTCGCAAAGCTGGTGCCACGGTCCGAAGTGGACCATAGCAACCCGCGTACGGAGGTGGAGGCCGCGGGCATCATGCGGCGGATGCAGCAGGGGAAACGCACGCTGGCGACGCCATTCGAGCGCTACCTGACTCGCACGCCGCCGTTCACGGTGGCCGGGTACTGGCCGCTGGACGCCGATAAGGACTCCTCGGCAATCGGCGTGTCGCCACTGTCGCATGTGGACGCCGCGGAGTTCGCGCGAGCGAGCGCCGCAACCGGCTCTGTGAAGTGGGGCGAGAGTACGCGCAGGCTGTCCGTAGACCGTGCCGTCACGCTGGCCAACGGCGGCATCCTGTCCACTCCGGTGGACCCGACGACGTTCGGCACCTCGTTCGCGGCCACCTGGACGCAGCAGTTAGGTGCCGACGCGCGAGCTGCTGCGTACCTCTTCATGGACGATGGCGGCTTCCTGCAGGTGGATCTCCTGCAGAGCGGGCGCGTGGATGTCTACCACTACGCACCGGGCGCCGGGGTCGGCACACTGGTGTTCGGGTTGACCCCGACCACCTACACGGGCGACGACAACCAGTGGCAGAACGTTGGTCTGTCCGTCGAGCGCGCCGGCCCCACGAACACGATCTTTATGTTGTCGTTCGAGGGCACGTCCGGAGTGGTCTACACCAGTAACCGCGGCTTCCTGGTCAACGGCCGACCGACCAAGCTCGTGTTTATCGCAGGCGACACCTCTCCCACGTACGCGATCACCCTGGCGCATGTCGGGATCTATCCGCACGCCCTGTTCGACGGCTCGCCGGTGCTGGTGTCGCTCGTGCAGCGCGCCCTGAACGGCTACCCGGGCGAGGAGGCGGGAACCCGGTTCACGCGCCTCATGACCGAGGAGGCCATCCCCTACGCGCTCGTGGGGTATCCCACCGTCTCGCAGCGGATGGGTGGCCAGGGGCGGTTGACCCTGCTGCAGCACGCGAAGGAGTGCGCGGACGCGGACGTTGGCGCGCTGTATGAACCTACGGGCAGCGTGGGCCTGGCCCTGCGCACCACGCGATCCTTTGTGGCGCAAGAGGTCGCTCTGTGGCTCGACTACGGCGCCGGCCAGGTGGCCGCACCGTTTGCACAGACCACCGACGATCAGGGCGTCGTGAACGACGTCACCGCAAAGCGTCCGAATGCCGGGGAGTACCGCTACGAGCAGACCTGGGGAAGCCTGAACGTTCAGGACCCTGGAGCCAACGACCAGGCCGCAGGACGCTACGACGACACCGTCACGGTGAACACCGAGACGGACGGCGACCTCGTGAGCGCCGCTGCGTGGCGAGTCCACATGGGAACGATCGATGAGCCGCGCGTGCCCACGCTGACGGTGAACCTGGCGGCGCGTGACGTGGTGGACGCAGGACTCACTCAGGCCGTGCTCGACGTCGGGATCGGTGATCTGATCGTCGTGACGAACGCGACCGACGCTGGACTGTACGAGGATCTACGGCTCATCGTGCGCGGCTGGTCCGAGCGGCTCGACAACCACCGACAGCACGTGATCACCTTCAACACCACACCAGCGAGCGTCTACGACGCCGCACACCTGGACGACGCGACTGCACGTCTGGCCACTGGATTCAGCGTGCTCACCGACAACGAGAGCGCCACCGACACGACGGTGCGAGTGTCGAGCGTCGGTGCACTGTGGAGCACGACGGCCGCGCCGTTCGACATTATGGTGCGAGGGGAGCGCATGACCGTTACCAACGTGACCGGGACCGCGAGTCCGCAGACCTTCACCGTGGCGCGCAGCGTCAACGGCGTGACCAAGAACCAACTCTCCAACGCGCCGGTCCAGCTCGCGTCACCCCGATACGTTGTCCCGTAAGGAGAATCGTCATGGCATACGCGAACGGTGAGCTGATCACTGCGGCACTGTTGAACTCCATGCTGTCCCGGAACACGCAGCAGGGTTTCGTGGGAACCAATCAGCAGACCAGCAGCACGACGTACACGGACCTGGCGACGGTAGGCCCGTCCGTCACCATCACGTCGTCCGGCACGGTGGCGCTGGTGAAGTGGACTGCAGGCATGTTCTCGGGGGACGGCACCCTCCGCGCCGGGTATGTCGACTTCGCGATCAGCGGTGCGACCACGCGCGCCCCAGTCGATGCCTCGGCGCTCATCGAAACAGCGTCCAACTCGGGTGCCGGCTTCCGTCACATGATGGAGGCATACGTCGCGATCACGCCTGGCACCAACACGTTCACGTTGAAGTACCGGTGCCTCACCGGACCGTTCGCCTTCCAGAACCGCTTGCTCATCGTCGTCGCACCGTAGGGAGTTCGATCATGGTCGTCAGTCAGAACGGGTGGGCCGCGAACGCGGACCGGCGAGTGATCGGGGTAGCGCCGTTCGTCGTCGAGGGCGTCGACTTCCCGGGCGGCGTGCGTGCCGGCGACGTCGCCACCGTCCTGCGGTACGTCGTCGAGCGCTTCCACCGCGAGGTGGAGCCGCTGCGGGCGGGATGGTGCTGGGGCTTCAACTACCGGCCCGTCACCGGAGGCGGCGCCCTGTCGAACCACGCGAGCGGGACCGCGGTGGACATCAACGCACCCGACCACGGCTACGGCGCGGTGGGCACGTTCACCCGCGCGCAGGTGGTCGCCATCCGCTCGATACTCGCGGCGTGCGGCGGAGTGGTGCGATGGGGCGGCGACTACGCGGGCACGAAGGACGAGATGCATTTCGAGATCAACTCGAACGGGACCGCGGTCGCTAACCTGGCGGTCGCGATCAGGAACACGAGCAGCAAAGGAGACGGCATGATCGACAGCGCGGATGTGAACCGGATTTTGATGGGACCGGTCACCGGCACGGAGACCGTCGACGGCAAGACGACGTCCCAGACGCACCCGTTCGCCGTGTGGCTCACGGTGATGGCGTTCCGGGTCCGGGACATCAACAACAAGCTCGACGCCATCTCGGCGAAGCTGGACCGCATCAACGAGCGGCTCGACGCCGCGGGCGCCGACCAGTGACCGGCCGGCAGGACTGGACCCCACAACCGAAGGTAGCCGCCACCGGGGTTACCGGGGCGGCTACCGTGGTCCTGCTCTGGGCGTTGGGTCAGTTCGGCGTGACGATGCCGCTGGAGGTCGCTGCAGCCGTCACGTGGCTCCTCAGTGCCGGCGCCGGCTACCTGTGGCCGGACCGGCGACCGCCGGCCTGACCACGATCGGCGGACGGGTGGTCGTCATCGGGACCTCCACCCGCCGCTTGTGGTAGTCCTCCTTCACCGCGGCCTGGTCCATGATCTCGCGCGGCGTACCGTCCTCGCGCACCCAGTCGCCGTACGTGCCCGGCTCGATCTCGCGCACCTGCTCCTTGAGCGAGTCGACGTCCTTCTCCAGCTTGCGCAGCTCTCGCACCCGCGCGTCGTAGTCCGCCAGCAACATGCTCACGCGAGCGTCCCGCTGCTTGATCGTTTCCCGCCTGGTGGTCATCAGAACTCCTTGCGTTCGGCGCGGTCAGTGATGACCGCAGTCTTCATCATGTCGGCCGCGTCGTGCATCGCGTCCGCGATGCCCAACGCCGCCTGCTCGTGGTCACCGTCGCAGCGGGAGATCAGGACGGACGCGAGCACGCTGGCGTCGTTCAGGGCCTGCATCGCCTGCACCAGGACCGAGATCTCGGGGTTGCCGCAGTCCACCAGAAGGATGGTCCACTCGTGCCCGTGCGCTCCGCGCTTCCTACGCCTCATTTGCCACTCCTCAGAGGTTTTTGTCACCGTGACGGTATGACCTCGTCCAGTTGTACCGGTACTTCCGGACAAGTTCGGCGTGCAGGTCGATCCCACGGAGGTCCACCGTGTCGAGCAGCCTGATCAGCACGTCGGCCAGCTCCGCCCCGACGCCCTCCGGCTTGCCGTCCGGACCATCGATCGACGTCTCGCCGTAGGACCGGAACGCCTCCAACGCCTCGGACACCTCCGAGTGCAGCAGCGCTACATCGTCGCCAAACGAACGCTCCTGCTCGCGCCAGCCCTTCGCGTAGTTGCACGCAGAGACAGCCGCCTGCAGCTCCTGCAGAGCGCCTCGAATCCTGGTCTCAGCGACGATGTCAGTCCACATGCGACCGTTATAGCTGGTCATGAGAATCCTTCTCCTCGACGTAGTGGAACAGGTAGCGGCAGTTGCCTTCCCGCTCCGGGAACTTCACCCAGCCCGCGGGCGGGCGGTCGCAGCGGACGTACACGAGCGCGAGATCGTGCGCGATCGACGGCATGGTCTGCTGCGTGGACACCAGAGTCACCCCGTCACGACTACGGATCGCGTGAAACGAGTGCACTCCGAGTGCCGCGCACCACACGGGGAAGTCCTCCGCGCGCACGGCAAACGAGAGCGACCAGGCCAGCTCGACGGCGCCGGTCACGAACTGGCGCATCGCGCGGACATCCTCGGGCCGCACGGTGAACGTCTTGCGCTCAAACGTCACCGGCTCTCCTCCTTCCGCAGGTAGGCGCTCACTGCGGCACGCACAACGTCGGCCGGCAGGCGGTCCTGCTTCTCGGCCAGCCGCTCGACGCGCTCCTTCATGTCCTGGCTCACGTTGGTGTTCAACCGAGCGGGGAACCGAACCTTTGCGGGCATCTTGCCTCCTTCCATCAACTTGACCGGACCGAGAGTGTCATGACACGATACGTCCTGTCAAGTTCACAAGCGGAGGATAGAGCATGAGGCGTAGGCCGGACGGTGACCCGGACTGCCCGCACTGCCACGGCGACCCCGGCAAGGGTGGCTGCGGCTCGTGCGGCGGAACGTACGACGGCGACGACTAGGAAGGGACGCATCATGGGAGCCAAGACACCTTGCCCGAACTGCGGGAGGCCGTTGGGTGAGCACACCATCGAAGAGTTGGCAGCCTGTCGCGCTGCCATGAACTGACCATGTTCGAGCCGTGCTCTTGCCCGGAGGCCCGGATGCTCCGGGAGCTGCTCGCCGTCGCGAACGATGACGGTCCCACGCAGCTCCCGGATGGGCCTCTCTGGCGTGCTATCGAACACATGGGCGACGTGATCGCGGTGCGCAAGCTGCGGTCCCTGTCGCATGATCTGGCCGGCGCGGCGGACTGGACACGGTCTCGTCCGTCGTACGCCGACCGGACTCGCTACCCCTGACCTGGGGATATCCGAGTGGTTACGCTGGTTACGGCATCCCTAGTTAACCCTCTACGCGCGGGCGCGCGTGTGCGCGCACGGAGTGGATAAGCTAGAGTGCCGTAACCAGCGTAACCCCGATCAAGGAGGCCGCGTGCTCGATCGCGGAGTAGAGGCGCTAGATGATGTTGAGCAGCAGCCACGGGGGGTCGGCGTGCAGGCGGACATAGCGGAACTGGTCACAGTCAATGTCCTCATAGGACGCTTCCGGTACGTGGGTGGGATCGGGTGGTTCGAGTACCGCGGCGGCGTGTGGCAGCACGAACCCAACACCGCGGCATCGCTCCGGGACGCAGTCCGCGACTTCATTAAGCAGCACGTGGAGGATCTCCGCACAGAGCAGCGCGAGGAGCAGGCCCGACTCTGGAAGGCCGCGCTCACGAAGCAGCACTTCGAGGGTGTGCTGTACTTCGCGCAGGGCATGAACCAGGTATTGACGAGTCACGAGAAGCTCGATCAGTACCCCAATCTGGTGAATTGCCGCAACGGCGTGCTTGACCTCAGCTCTGGCCTCCTCAGCCCTCACCGTCCCGCGCTGCTGCTGACCAAGCAAGCCGGCGCCGCGTACCTGCCCGACGCGCAGTCCGACACCTGGGACATGCTGCTGGAGTCCGTGCCGGCCGACGCGCAGCCTTGGCTGCAGGCACGCCTTGGCCAAGCGCTCACGGGGTACACAGAGGACTCACTAGTTCTCACCGTGGGGGGCGGACAGAACGGCAAGTCTGCGTTTATGGCTGCCGTCATGCGCGCATTCGGTACGTATGGCCGACTCATCTCGCACCGCGTCCTGCAGGTCTCGCAGGGACAGCACCCCACAGAGCTGATGTCGTTGCAGGGCCTACGTCTTGCGCTTCTGGAGGAGACACCCGAAGAGGGCAACCTAGACACGCACCAGCTCAAGACGGTCATTGGCACCCCCTACATCACTGCGCGGCGAATGAGGCAGGACGACATCACGTTCAAGACGACGCACTCGCTGGTGATCAACACCAACCACTTCCCGCTTGTGTCCACAACGGACCACGGCACGTGGCGGCGTCTCACCGCGATCCGCTTCCCCTTCAAGTTCGTGTCACCGCAACCGGACTACCGCCTTGGGGTGGGAGAGCGATGGGGCGACCCGGATCTCAAGGCTCGCATTGACCGCGACCCCGACCTGCCCGCGGCGGCGCTGGCATGGGTGGTAGCGGGCGCTCGCGCGTGGGTAGCGGATCGCAACGCGATCCATCTCCTGCCTCCCAGTGTGCTCGACGCTACCCGCGACTGGCGCATGGACAGCGACGTCGGATACCAGTTCGCCACCGAACACCTTGAGCTGGCCCCGAACCACCTGGTGCCCGTGTCCTTCATGGCGGATAAGTTCAACGAGTTCATGGAGCGCCAGAACAAGCGCCCGTGGTCCAGCCGCCTCGTGGCAGGTCGCCTGCCGAAGTCCATTGAGGCCGCTCTTGGCAGCGAGGTGACCTCCGGAGTGGTCAAGGTGCAGGCGCGGCACATTCTGGGGATCGACGACCCGTTCGACGCTGCTCGACACGTACTGACCACCGGACGCACCATGCGCGCCTGGAATGGCGTTCGGTACAAGGAGGAGAAGTGAGGATTGACCCCGCGCGGTCGCCGTGCCGGCCCCACCCGTGCTCCGTCGAGCACGCCGATCGTGTCTGGACCTACCGCAGCATGGTGCTCGACTGGGAGAAGGAGCGCGAGGCGGTATGCCTGGGGTACGCCGCTGAGGAGCGCGAGTTCGAGGAGAGCCACCCGCGGCCGACCTTCCGCGACTACCTGAGACACACGAGGAGTAGCCGTGCCTGAGTGGTTGAAGGAGCAACTGTCCAATCTCCTGTTTCGCATCTTCTGGTGGACGTTCATCACCGTCAGCCTGATGTTGTTCTGGGCCATCGCCGAAGGGACCTACACGCTGTGAATGAGCCGTGTGCACACGTAGAACGCGCTGGACGTTGGTCATGGTGGGCGTCTGTCCACATGGGACTGGTGCAGTGGGGACCAGTACTGGTGTGGGGAGGCGAGCAGCGGGCGGAGCGCGCTGCGCGGCGGATGCTCAGGCGTGTGACCCGGAAGGAGCGGTGGCGGGCGGAGGCCCGCGTGATCACCGATGAGTAGGGCGTGGGCCAGCGGCAGTAGCAGGCGGTGGCGCCGTATCCGTGCCGCCGTGCTGGCACGGGATGGGTACCGCTGCAAGGTGCAGGTACCGGGACGGTGCACGGTGGATGCCACGTGCGTGCACCATGTGAAGGGCCGTGCGGCGACGGGCGATGACCCGGCCTGGCTGGTCGCGTCATGTGACGAGTGCAACCTGACGATCGGTGATCCGGCGACACGCCGACCGAAGCCAAGGAAGGTGACGAAGTGGTAACGATTCTGGTCGAACTCGTGTTCGAAAAGTTCGATGTCCACTATGGACCCATCGCGCGATCGGGGCGCCGGTTTTTCCCGATTGACCCGACCGCCAACAC